AGTCATATTATTAACAACTACGGGTACTGTTATTGATATGACTACTATGACTGGATTTACCTATACAGGAACTCCTACCGTCACAGTAAACGGAGCAATGGTATCTGGTACACGAACTATTATTATGGGTACTACTGGAGGAACTGAAAGTAACGCACTAAACTTGAGTGTTACTGCAGGAGCAGGTTCTCTTGCTCTTACTGGAGTATATGAAAACTTAATAATGAATGGATTTACTGGAACTTTGACTAATACTGTTCGTACGATATACGGAATTTTAACACTTAACACGGGATATACTATAACATCTGGTACTAATGCTACTACGTTTGCTGCAACTTCTGGAACACAATATATTGTGCCTAATGGTATATCGATAACGTTCCCAATTACAGTTAATTCTCCTGGAGCTACATTCCAATTACAAAGTGCTATAACGCTAACTACAAATGGAACATTTACCTTAACAGCAGGCATATTAGATTTAAATAACTATACTTTAACTGTTACGACATTTGATACGAGTAATGCAAATGTTAGATCATTATATTTGGGCACTGGTGATTATTTAGTTATTACTGGAACTTCTTTTACACATAGAAATGACACTAACTTAACTGTTACTGGAAATCCTACAGTATATGTTACAGGATTATCTGCACTTAATATCGACACTCAAAAATTAGGTATTAAAGTTTCACCTACTTGTCCTAATATACTATTAGCGGATCCTACGTTTAATCCATTAATGTCTATATTAGATCTTAACTTATCAAATTGGGCAGTAGGGGCTGGAAAAATATTTGACATATATGCTGGAGGTAGCACTGATGACAGTTTTAGGGTTTATGGTAATTTAACCATGAACTCTGGCAATATTATTAGAGAAAGTAGTCCTAATCCTCCAACGTATTTCGTTTTTGCTGGAATGGCAGCTACAACTAAAACTATTACGTGTGACGCTTTTAACGGTTGCGGAGTTTGGTTTGATGATGGTGGTGTAGGCGCTAGTTGGCAATTAAATAGCAATATGAACGTTACGCTAGATGCTTCAACGTCGCTTGGTGGAACAAATAATCCATTTCGGTTGTATAGAGGTACACTATATGTAAACAATTACAATGTAACATTTAAACGAATTAAAGTTGAATCCGGATTTACGTTATACATGGGATCTGGTACATGGACATCTAATAGTGCTGCTACAACTAATGGTCAAGATATGATTACAATTAGTTCGACGTCTTGTTTTGCTCAAACGTGTTCTATAAGCACAACTAATACTGCAAACGTGACAAGTGTTGCAAATCTTTATAATATTACGACTGATGCCGCAGGGGGAATAATATATTTGAAGTCTGCCTCAGCTAATGTTAATTCATTAGTTTCAAGTGCAGGAAATAGCGCATTCTATTTGTGCAATACCACTTTCTCGAATTTATATTTAACGGGCACAGCCTCTTTACCCTGTACTTTAGCTAGAGCAAACACTACAGCAACTCTTACTCTAACTCAAACAACAGGAACTGCTTTTGTTGAACACTGTAATATTAATAGTACTTCTGTAACCGGTGGAGCTACGTGGAGAGGGCAAAACTGCACGAATGCAAATAACACCGGATGGACGGTGATTACCGATCAAAAAACATATGGTCAAAATGGATTCTTTGGATTTCTTACTGGATTATAAATTATAAATACTCTATAAATCTCGGAGATTAAAATGGCTATTCCAACAACTCGTTCTGCATTTAAAGAATATTGCTTAAGACGATTAGGTAAGCCTGTCATCGAGATTAACGTAGATGAAGATCAGGTAGAAGATCGTATTGACGATGCTTTGCGTTATTATTGGGATTATCATTTCGATGGTGCTGAGAAAGTTTACTATAAGCACGCTGTAACATCAACCGATAGAACCAATAAGTATATTACTCTTCCAGAAAATATTATTGGTGCAGTTAGCATATTTTCAATAGCTGATCCATCTATTCGTTCTGATGATCTTTTTAATATTCGTTATCAGATTGCTTTAAATGACTTATACACACTAACTTCAGTATCAATGCTTCCATACTATATGGTAATGGAAAATCTTGCATTAATTGCTGAGATGCTTGTAGGTAAGCAACCAATTCGATACAACAGACATATGAATAAGTTATATGTCGACATGGATTGGAACACTTTAACGGATGGTGAATTTCTTTTAGTTGAAGCTTATCAGATCGTAGATCCAACTGACTATGTAGATGTTTGGAAAGATCAATGGTTAATGAGATATTCTACTGCTTTAATTAAGCGCCAATGGGGAGCTAACCTAAGTAAGTTTACTGGAATGACTCTTCCGGGAGGAGTTCAGTTTAACGGACAGACTCTTTATAATGAAGCTATTCAAGAAATTGATACGCTTGAACACGAAATGATCAATTCTTATAGTTTACCTGTCCTTGATCTTGTAGGATAGAGGGTTGTAACGTGGCAACAAGCGTCTTTTTTAATAATTTTGGTTCAAGTCAAGAACAAAGCTTAATCGAAGATCTTGTCATAGAGTCGATTCGAATCTATGGACATGATTGTTTTTATCTTCCAAGATCTTTAATTAATAAAGATAATATCTATGGCGAAGATTCAATCTCTGAATACAATGAACAGTTCATGATTGAGATGTATATTAAGAATGTTATGGGCTTTAAAGGTGAAGGCGATTTCTTATCCAAGTTTAATTTGCAAGTCCGTGATCAGATGACTTTCACAATTGCAAAGCGAGTATTCTTTGATGAAATTGGAAATTATAGAGCACTCGATCGTCCTCAAGAAGGAGATCTAATTTATTTTCCGTTGAACAAGAAAGTTTTTGTAGTTAAATTTGTTGAACATGAGGCAGTGTTTTACCAACTTGGTGCTCTACAGACATATGATTTAGAGTGTGAGCTTTGGGAATACTCAAATGAAATAATGAATACTGGAATTGCCGATATAGATTTACTTCAGAAGAAGTATTCATTTGACATGTCACAATTTGCAATTCTTACTCAAGACTCATTTGTCATAACAGACGAAGATGGATATGATTTAGTACAAGAACAATATAATTTTGTTACACAAGTTGGTTCAAGTTTTGAAGATAATGAAAATCCTGTTAATGAAAATCTTCAATCTGAAGCAGAAGCTGTTATTAATTTTACTGATTCGAATCCATTTTCTGAAGGTAACTATTAATGTTTAATCAGTTCTATCATGGATCACTTAGAAAATACGTTGTTATGTTTGGTACATTATTTAATAGCATCTATATCAATCGCATAAACAGTAGTAATGAAACTGTTCAATCAATGAAAGTTCCATTATCATATGGACCTAAAGAAAAGTTTCTTGCACGGCTTGAAGGTGATCCAACATTCAATCGTCCAGCAATGGTTCTTCCAAGAATGGCATTTGAAATTACGTCTATTAGTTATGCATCAGATAGAAAATTGAATACGCTTAATCGGAACGTTAAAGTCAATAGCGCAAACACAGCATCATTAGCATATCAATATCAATCAGTGCCATATGATATTGGATTTACTTTATACATAATGGTAAAGAATGTCGATGATGGCACGCGTATCGTAGAACAGATATTACCTTATTTTACACCTGAATGGACTATCACTGCTAATTTAATACCTCAATTAGGTTTAAATGTAGATATTCCAATTATATTAAAAACGATTGGTTCTCAGGATACATATGAAGGCGATTTTATGAATCGTCGAGCTATAGTTTGGACTCTTGATTTTGCAATGAAAGCATACTTCTTTGGACCTGTTAAGAAAGGTTCAATCATCAAGACAGTCAATACAAATATCTATGTGGCTAAAACTGAAAACATAGATGATGCTGTAGGTGTCACTGATATTGCTTCGAGAGTAACTATACGTCCTGGTTTACTTGCCAATGGTTCTCCAACATCAAATGCTTCACTATCAGTTGATATATCGCAAATTGATGCTGATGAGAATTATGGGTTTATTACTGAATTTGATAGTTATGAAGATATAATCCAATGAACTCCGATAAAATTATTGCTGACTCATTAGACATTGCTAGGTTTGACGAACAAGTCGAATATATTCCAAGTTCCGATGATGATTACGATTTTGCTCGAAAGAACATTCGTTCTATTCTCGAGAAAGGATCTATTGCTTTAGATAAGATGCTTGATGTTGCAGACTTATCTCAGCACCCACGAAGTTATGAAGTAGTCTCAACACTTATTAAATCATTATCCGATTCAAGCAAAGATCTATTAGAGCTTGCTGAGAAAAAGAATCGTATTGAAAAAGGTAAAGATGTTGATGGTAATAAAACCATAAATAATAACTTATACATCTCAACCTCTGAACTATTGAAGTTAATAAAGAATAAATGAGTGAAGCATATCTTGGTAACCCACTTCTAAAGAAATCTAATGTAAAATTTAATTTTACAAAAGAACAAATTGAAGAATACATAAAAGCCTCTGAAGATCCAGAGTATTTTATATTAAATTATTGCTATATTGAAACTCTTGATCATGGCCTGATTAAGTTTGAGCTTTACGATTGTCAGAAGAATAAAATAAAAGTCATTAATGAGAACCGTAAAGTTATCGTTATGGAAGGTCGGCAACAAGGTAAGACTACTACTTCAGTTGCCTATATCTTATGGTATACGGTTTTCCAATCTCATAAGAACGTAGCTATCTTAGCAAATAAAGCCGCAACAGCTCGCGGTATTCTTGCAAGATATCAGTTGATGTATGAGAACTTGCCCAAATGGATGCAACAAGGTGTGGTCAATTGGAATAAAGGCGATATTGAACTTGAGAATGGATCTAAAATCTTTACGGCCGCGACGACAGCTGCAGGTATTCGTTCTCAGTCAGTTAACTTATTGTATATTGACGAAGCAGCAATTATTCCAAATAATGTAGCTGAACAGTTCTTTACTTCTGTATACCCTGTAGTTTCTGCTGGTCAGACTACAAAAATCATCATTACTTCTACACCGTATGGATATAATCATTTCTGGAAATTCTGGAATGATGCACAGAATAATCGTAATGACTTTGTTCCATTGTTTATTCCATACCACGAGATTCCTGGTAGAGATGATAAATGGCTTGAAGAACAAAAAAGACAGTTAGGTGAACTCAAGTTCAATCAAGAAGTTCTTTGTAACTTCCTTGGGTCGTCTGCAACTCTTATTGGTTCAGATGCTATTGCTAAGATGTCAATTATTGATCCTATTCACAGTTATGATGGTCTCGATATATTCTTAGAACCAGAACCACATGCGGTTTATGTCATGACCGTCGATACTGCAAAAGGAGTTGGGGGTGACTTCTCTGCGTTCACGGTCGTTGATATATCCACTATTCCATATAGGATTGTTGCTAAGTATAAGAATAATGTGATT